GCAAGATGCTTCATTCCATAGTTGGTCTGCACAGCGCACGATGCGCGGCGAATGTCGCCCTTATAACCAAGTCCGCGTGCGGTGCCCTTCAACACCTGAAGTGGCCCCGATGCGGTGGACTTCGGGTTACGCCTTCCGCACTTTACACCCGACTCGATCTTGGCGATGCGAAGTGCGAAGTGAACCGGAACGCCATGTGCCTTGGCGGCGGAAGTAACCAGCCTTGTGGCGTCAGCAGAGTAAGCAGGAACAAAAGAAAACGTAAGTAAAATACCGGCGGAAATAATATTCCTCATCAAATCTCCTGATGTTCAATTACTTTTGAAGTAACGTCCTTCTCAATTTTCAAAGTCTGGTCGGCACCGAGGTTGATGGTCACCATCAGCTTCTCCCCGGCGATCGCCCCATCCACGCTGCCGCCGACCCCGGCGAACTTGGACACGGTCTTCAGAACCTCGACCTTGGAGTTGAGCGGCTCCTTGGGGTCGTGGGCACGCGCGAAGAACTCGGGAAGAGCCTCCTCGACGAAGGCCAGCGACTTGATCTTCACCCGCTCGGCTGTGTTGGTCGCCGAGTTCCAGGCTTCGACCTCGCTGCGCAGCAGGTTCTCGAATGCTGGCAGTTTGCTGATCTGTTCCCAGCGATCAAGTGTAACGCCGTGCGACTCAAGTATTACTTCGAGAGGGTGAATGTCCATCGCAACTTCTCGTGCGAGTTTCAGCAGTGTTACATGATCGGAACCAATCAGTTGCGTACTAAAATCGGTCACAAGGACTTCTCCTGCAAGTTATAGTATTGCGCAGCATAGCAGTAATACTGTATTTAGTGTGAGATCGTCGAGATCTGGAAAGTAATTCTATGGCAATGTCCGCTTTCGGTTCGGTTCTGCGCGTTGTCGGCCCGCAAGAACTCGACGCGGCTGTAAAGGCGCGCGACGAGGAGGCTGCGGCAGCACGCGATGCGGCAGCGGCTGGCGAGGTCGTCCTGTCGAACCTGGCGTCCTACATTCGCCGCGAGTTCGACGTGATGAAGCGGCACCGCAACAATGCCGGTGCCGGGTGGTCGGACCGCCTGCTCAACGCGCTGCGCGTATTCAACGGCCAGTACGATTCCAACAAGCTCAACGAGATCAGGAAGTTTGGCGGGTCAGAGGTTTATGCCCGCGTCGTCGCCATGAAGTGCCGTGGCGCATCCTCGCTACTGCGCGACGTCTATCTCTCGCCCGATCGCCCGTGGGGGCTCGACCCCGCCGACGATCCCAAGATTCCGCCTGACATCATGCGTTCGATCACCGAGCTGGTGCAGGCCGAGATCGGCACCATGCAGGCGACCGGACAGCCGCCCGACATTGACCAGATCAGGACGCGCACCCAGCAGCTCGTGGAGTCGGCGCGTCAGGCGGCGAAGAAGAAATACGCCCAGCAGGCCACCATCGCCGAGGACAAGCTCGACGAAATTCTCAAGATGGGGGGCTTTTACAAGGCACTCGCCGAGTTCATCACCGACTTGCCGCTCTTCCCGTTTGCGGTAATCAAGGGTCCGGTGGTGCGCATCGTGCCCACCGTGACGTGGGAAGAGGGGCAGGCAGCGGTAAAGCAGATGCCGCGCCTCACCTGGACGCGCGTATCGCCCTTCGATCTCTGGTGGACGCCGGGGGTCTCCGACATCGAGGACGCTGCGGTCATCGAGCGCACACGCCTGACGCGCTCCGACCTCAACGATCTCCTCGATTTGCCCGGTTATAATCAGGAAGCTCTTCGCGCTGTCCTTGAGAATTACGGACAGGGCGGCATCGTTGACAACTGGGATACGACCGACGCCGAGCGCGCGGTGCAGGAGTCGCGCGAGGACCCGCAGCTCAACGAGTCGGGCCTCATCACATGCCTCGAATATACCGGCAATGTGCAGGGCAGAATGCTGCTCGATTATGGGCTCGAAGAGGAGCTCGTGCCCGATCCGCTGCGCGATTACTACGTGCAGGCGTGGCTTATCGGCAATTACGTGATCAAGGTGCAGATGGCACCGAGTCCGCGCAGGCGGCATCCCTATTACATCACCAGCTTCGAGAAGGTGCCGGGCACGCCTGTGGGCAATGGGCTCCCCGACATTCTGAACGACATTCAGGAAGCGTCCAATGCAACGCTCCGCGCCCTCATCAACAACCTTTCGATCGCGTCAGGGCCGCAGGTGGTGGTTAACGACGACCGGCTCTCGCCCGACGAGGACGGCGAGGAGCTCTATCCCTGGAAGCGCTGGCACGTTCAGTCCGATCCCATGGGGGGAAGCAGCGGCCCGCCCATCAACTTCTTCCAGCCGAACTCGAACGCGCAGGAACTGCTCACCGTCTACCAGCGCTTCGTCGATATGGCGGATGAGCTTTCGGCCATTCCGAAGTATCTCTCTGGCGCTGGCACTACTTCTGGGGCCGGTCGGACTGCTTCTGGCCTTGCCATGCTTATGGGCAATGCGTCCAAGATACTTCAGACGGTAGCGGCCAACATCGACCGCGACGTTCTCGATCCGCTCCTCTCCGCGCTCTACGACATGGTGATGCTCACCGATACCTCGGGCATCCTGACGGGCGAGGAGAAGGTCCGGGTGCTTGGCGTCTCGGTGGCGTTGCAGAAGGAAACCCAGAGGGCTCGTCAGCTTGAGTTCCTCCAGGTGACCGCTAACCCACTCGACTCACAGATTGTGGGTCCGAAGGGGAGGGCGGCGATTCTGCGCAATGTCGCCTCGACGATCGGCCTCCCTGGTGCCGAGATCGTGCCCTCGGAAGAGCAGCTCGATGCAATGCAGAAGATGGCTGAGCAGGCAGCGCAGATGCAGGGCATACCCGGTCATGGCGGCATGGGAGAGAAAGCATCTGACGCACAGGGCGGTCAGGCAGGCACCGGAGCAACCGGTGACATGGGACCGCGCACTCAGATCTCTGGAGGTAACTGATGAAGGATTACAGCAAATCAGCAAAGCCCGGTCGCCCCAAGTGCCCGCCCGGCAAGATGGTCGGCAAGTTCGCCAATGGTGGCGCAGTCAGGTCAAAGATTCCCGTCATGCTGGGAATGTTGCAGCGCCCCGCTCCCCCCGCTCAGGCGCAGACGCAGACCGGCAGGCGGGACTTCAGGTCCATGTTCCAAGACTATATGCGCTCCGGTAACGCACGGAAAAACCCCCCCGGTTTCATGGGGCAAGTCATGAGCGCGATGAGGGGGCGGCAGAAGTGAAAGACTACGGCAAAACCTCCCGCCTCTCGATGAAGGGCGGCGTCAAGCAGATCAAGGGACCGGGCATGAACAAGGGGTTGAAGAAGCCCCGCCGCGCTCCCGGCGAGCCCAAGGATTTTGGCAAGCCTGCATCCATGAAGATGGCGAAGCGGCCTGCCTTTATCGGTTCCTACCTCCCCGACAGGCTCGGGCTGGGTCGGAAGAAGTCCAAGCCATGAGAATGGCAAGGGCGAAGTCACTCTTGTCAATTTCGAGGTTAGACACATGATGAAGTCCAAGCAGAAGTCCGTGAAGGCGGGCATGAAGGTGAGCGGTGGCCGTGGCAGCATGGCTGGCAAGAGCGGTGCCGCTGCCGCCGAGCCCGGCAAGGTGTCCGTTGGTGGCCGCGCCGGTAACAATTCGTTCAAGCCCGACAAGGGGCGAGGCAAGATGGCCGGTTTCACCGGTTCCAAGTCTGCCCGCTCCTGCTAATCGAGAGGAAATTCAAAGATGGTTGCATCTCCCAAGACCTATATCGACGCCAGCGACATTTCTGGCGCAATCGCTGATCTGAACTCGGCTGCGAACGGCATCACCGCTTACGCCGGTGGTGGCCAGGCTAACGCCGTTCAGCTTTCCAAGACGTTCAACCGTGTCACCGTCGTCGCGACCGCTGCCGACAGCGTCAAGCTGCCGAAGGCCGTCGCCGGTGCGTCCATTGTTGTCTTCAACAAGGACTCGGCTGACTCGCTGAATGTGTTTCCGAGCACCGGTGACGCGATCAACGCCCTTTCCGCGAATGCGGCTTATGCGCTCGCTTCTACAAAGGGTGCGATGTTCGTGTGCTGCGTCAACGGCACCTGGGACACGATCCTGACCGCTTGATGATTGGTGATCGCGAACTGATCCTCAGAGCGGCAGAACTCGCACGCACCGCCCCCAGAAGCTGGAAAGAGTTTCTGGGGGCGCTTTCCAATTTTACGGACCACCAGAAGAACAACTGCATTCAGTCTCCCCTTGACCAGTTACCGGTAGCCCAGGGACGTGCCCAGCTTGCTGCGCACCTCCATGACCTGCTGGCCAATTGCATTTCAAGCGCAGATAAAATTGAAGGAAAGAAATAGTGAACGAAGCCACACTTCAGAACGATCCCAACATCAAGCTTCCGCCAGCGGTTCTCGCTGCCGCAGCAAGATCCAACGAGATCATCGCATCGTTGAAGGCGGGGCAGGAGCCGGTTACTTCCGAAAGTAACCCGGAACAGCCGCCCTCCGAGACGCAGTTTCAACAGGACGCAACTCCCGAAGCTCCTCTCGCCGAGAGCACCGAGGCTTCTACCGAGACGGCAATCGAGCAGCCGAAGGAACCCGTCAAGTCTGCCAAGTCGAAGAAGGCCGAATCCAAGGTCGAACCCAAGGACGATGAGTCGTGGGAGCGGCGTTACCACTCGATGAAGGGGCGGTTTGACCGCTCGCAGGAGCAGATCAAGGACCTCTCGTCGCAGGTGCAGAACCTTCAGGGCATCATTACCAACATGCAGATGCAGGCACCTTCCCAGCCCCTGCCGGAAATGCAGTTCGAAAAGCTCATCACCGAGGACGAGGCTCGCGACTACGGCGAGGACTTTCTCAAGGTGGTCGGCAAGAAGGCCAAGGAAGAGCTTGCGCCAATCATCAAGAGCTACGAAGCCAAGATTACCGAGCTTGAGCAGAAGCTTCAGGGTGTCAATTCGGTTGTCGCCCAGGACTCCCATGCCAAGCTGATGGAAACTCTGGACGCAAAGTTACCGGATTGGCGTGACCTTAATACTAACGAAGAATTTCTTTCTTGGTTGAGGTTGCCAGATCCTTTCTCTGGTGCTATTAGACATGACATGCTGAAGGCGGCGTATGCCGCAGGAAACGCCTCCCGCGTACTCGCCTTCTTCAACGGCTTCCTCGCTGAAGAGGCTGCTGTGGCCCCCGTCAAGGGCGACTCGGACGATGTACCGACCGAAAGGGTCGCGAAAGTCCCACTCGCGAAGCTGGCGGCACCCGGCAGAGCTAAGTCGGCGGCTGGTGAATCTGCCCCCGCTGAGAAGCCCACAATCACACGCGCACAGATCGCTCAGTTCTACGCCGACGTCTCCGCAGGCAAGTATCGCGGTAAAGACGCCGACAAGAGCAAGCTCGAGGCGATGATCTTCGAGGCACAGCGTGAGGGGCGCATCAGATAAACCTCTTCTTCTAGGTAATTTTCAAAATGGCTATTCCTTCTGGTTCATTTCCGGTAGCAGGCTCGCTTACGTCGCCCGCCATCTACCCGACCGGCGGTACTGGGAACGCATTCCAGACCAACGGATTTATTCCTGAAATTTGGAGTGGTAAGCTCGTCGAGAAGTTCTACGCCTCGACGGTGCTGAGCGCGATCTCGAACACAGCCTACGAGGGCGAGATTCGCAACCAGGGTGACCGTGTGCGTATCCGCACCAAGCCCACGATCACCATCCGCGACTATCGCGCTGACGGTGCGCTTGAGCTTGAGCGCCCCGAGGGCAACGATCTGACGCTGTACATCGGCAATGGTAAGTATTTCAATACGATCCTTGACGATGTGATGGACGTGCAGTCCGACCTCGACGCCCTGTCGATCTGGTCTGACGACGCCGCTCAGCAGCTCAAGATCAAGATCGACACGGACGTGCTCGGCGGCATTCTTGACGGTGCCAAGGCCACGACCAATCGTGGCACGGGTGCCGGTGCGATCACCGCAGGTATCAACCTCGGTGCAACCACCACTCCGCTCGCCGTGGTGCCGCGTTCGCCCTCTGCCGGTCAGGTGGAAATCCTCGATGTGATTCTGCGTCTGGGCCAGGTGCTCGACGAGCAGAACATCCCCGAGGAAGGCCGCTGGGTCGTCATGCCGGTGTGGGCCATCGCGCAGCTCAAGTTCTCCGATCTGCGTCAGGCTTACATCACGGGTGACGCCGTGTCTCCGATGCGCAATGGCCGTATCGGCATGATCGACCGGTTCACGATCTACTCGTCCAACCTGCTCCCCGCCGGTGTCGCCGGTGGTCTGGCTGCTGGCGAGTTCGCGATCTATGCCGGTCACGCTCATGGCCTCACCTTCGCCTCGCAGATCTCCAAGGTCGAGACGCTGCGCTCGGAGATGACCTTCGGCACGATCCTCCGTGGCCTTCAGGTCTACGGCTACCAGATCGTGGACAGCACTGCCCTCGCGCAGGCGATTGTTACCAAGGTCTAACGACTAAATGCTGGGGGCTTAACCGCCCCCAGCTTCTCCAAGCCCAATCAGTGGAGACCGCGCATGGCTCGATTTTCATCTACCAAGACCAGCCTTAACAGCGCCGTCGATACGCCTGCCGTAACGATCTATGCGGTCGGTCAGGTTTCCTGATCCTGAAGGGGGGCTCCGGTCCCCCTTACTTTACTTTGCGGAGTAACCGATGGCACTCGACACTGTTCAGGACTACATCGACAGAGCCAGGGTACTGCTCCTCGACGCCGTGCCGCCGTACCGCTACGAGACCGTCGACCTCGTAGAAAACCTCAACATGGGAATTTTGGAGGCGCGCAAGCTGCGCCCCGATCTCATGAGCAGTTACTTCGCCACGTCCCTCCCGGATTTTACAGTAAGCAACCTGTCGGCCTCGGTGCCGATCGACCCGCAGTACCGGGTTGCTTTCGTTTATTACGTTTGTGGAATGTCTCAATTAAGAGATGATGAAAATGTCCAAGATAGCCGTGCAGCGCTGTTCCTGAACAAGTTCGTCTCTCAGCTTTTGTCAATCGCAGCGTGAGGAACCTGAATGCCCAACGCTGACATCACCCGCCTGATGAACAACGCAAGGATCAAGCTGCCCGGTGCGCTTGACTCGACCATTCAGCTTGAGATGTTCGGAGCGCTCGATGACTTCTTCGGCACGTCGAACATCTGGACCGAGGACATCGACTTCGCGGTAACGACCTCGACGGATATCTACAACCTTGTTCCAGCCGAGGACGGTATCATCAACCGCCTAATGAGCCTGGTTAACTCCGACGGCGTCATGCAACACGCCACCATGTACACACCCGGTGAGATCAAGCTTCAGTACAAGCCCACCCAGGCTGACACGTTTACCGCTCGCGTGGCGAAGACCGTAACCGATCCGGTGGATAACGAGAACTATCCGGTCTTTCCCGATTGGGTGATCGGCAAATACGGCAATGATATTCTGGACGGCGTCTTGGGGCGCATGATGGGGCAGCTTGCGAAGCCTTATTCCTCGCCCACCCTCGCCATGTTCCATCTCCGCAGATTTCAGCAGGCAATCAACAAAGCCCGTGCGGAAGCTATGCACGGAAACGTCTACCGCGCGCAGAACTGGCGGTTTCCGCAGTCCTTCGCGAGTGGGCGACATAGATCGTTTTGAGGTAATTCCGAATGGCTATTGAGCTCAAACACCCATTCCAATCTGCAAAGTCCGATGGCACAGATACCACGGTTGTCCAACCGTCCGATTGGAACGCCAATCACACTCTTACTGCCGCGCAGGGTAAGGTACTCGGCACTGTCTCAAACTCGACGACGGTGAGCGAGCTTCCGATCGAGGTTGACGCGACCAGCCAGTCCATCAAGCTGCCGTCTGGGACGACCGCTCAGAGACCAACACCCGCTGCCGGGATGATCCGCTATAATTCGGACAACAGCCGCTTGGAGGGTTACGACGGTGCGAACTGGATCGCCGCTGACAACCCTGTCAGACTGTCGTCTACTTCGCCAAGTAATCCCTATCGTGGCGATGTTTGGTTCGATACCGACGACAACGCCATCCAGGTCTACAATGGCACTTCCTTTGTGTCGCCGCTAGCCACACCCCTCGATGCGAGCGTGACGACGGCAAGGATCGCCGACGCGAATGTAACACTCGCAAAACTCGCGGCGGCGGTGCAGGAAGCTCTTGCACCTGCGGGCTCGCTCATGCCGTATGCTGGGACAACGGCTCCGTCTGGCTGGCTGCTTTGCTTCGGTCAGGAGGTAAGCCGATCGACCTACGCAGCGCTGTTCGCGGTGCTTGGCACGACCTACGGCGCGGGCGACGGTTCGACCACTTTTGGACTGCCCGACCTTCGTGGTCGCGTTATCGCGGGCCAGGATGACATGGGGGGCACGTCTGCCAACCGCCTGACCAACCAGTCTGGTGGGCTCGACGGCGATGTTCTCGGTGCTACCGGCGGTGCCGAGACGCATACGCTGACAATCGCTGAAATGCCATCGCATAACCATACAGTAGTTGCGGCTATTGTGTCGGGCAGTGTTGAAAACGGTAGCGGCGACAATGAAGCGTCAAACTCTACAAGAACAACAAGCAATACTGGCGGTGATGCGCCCCATAACAACGTCCAGCCAACAATTATTTTGAATTATATTATCAAGGTTTGACGATGAAAGTAACTGTTGTTTTTGAAGACAACAAGATCATGCTTGATAGCATACCGAAGTTCGGTGCGGATTTCCCGCCCTTCGATGCAAACTGGCGTGTCATCCAGTGGCGCGATGATCACGGTTGGATTGAGGTTCACACGGGTGAAAGGATGTGGCTCTCAGATATCGCTCTAGTGCAACCGTTTATTAGTATGTGGAACGCAATGCCTGAACCGGCTCCAGAAGAGCCCAGCGCCCCTGCCGACTAATGGGTAATGCCCGATGATCGACGATCAAACCTTCAAAGTCCTGAGCGTGGTGATGCAGTGGATCATTGCACCGGTGGCGGCGTTCGTGTGGGTTTTGTATCAGCGTCAGCAGAATCACACGACAGACATCGCCGTGCTCAAGGCTCGCGTTGACGCAGCCAAGGCTGCGCATGACCGCGAGATCAAGGAAATCCGTGAGACCACCCGCGCAATCATGGAGAAGTTGAACTCAATCGAAGAGGCGCTTCGCAAGTGAAGAAGGCAGCAACCAACTTGAAGCCCTGGAGAAAGCGAGTGACCCGCCGTCGTCGCTCGCATCCGTTGAATGGGCAGAAGAAGCTCGGCCCCAAGGAGGCGCATAGCAGGTGAAGAGAAAATCAACAGGCTGGCTGGTCGTTCATTGCTCGGCAACCCGCGCCATTCAGGACGTCGGCGCTGCCGACATTCGCCGTTGGCATAAGGCGATGGGCTGGGCTGACATTGGCTACCACTACGTGATCCGTCGGTCGGGCAAGGTCGAGGCTGGCCGTCCGGTTGACAATGTCGGTAGCCATGTCGCTGGGCACAATGCCAATTCAGTTGGGATATGCCTGGTCGGCGGTCTCAATAACGTGACCTTCAGGCCCGAGAACAATTACACTCCACAGCAGTGGACGGCGCTCAAGAAGCTGCTCGGTGACTTGTTGAAGCGATACCCGAAAGCCCGTGTATTGGGTCATCGGGATTTTCCAAGAGTGAAGAAAGCCTGTCCCTGTTTCAATGCAAAGGTATGGGCGAAGCGTAATGGTTTTCCAACATAAGAGGATTTGAGATGTTCACTTCGATCGACAAAGCATTCGTGGCGATGGTGATGGGCGTTCTTTTCATCATTCAGTCCTATACCGGGATCAACCTCGGCTGGATCACGGCGGAACAGGTATCGACCATCATTGGCCTCCTGACGCCCGTACTGGTCTGGGCCATTCCGAACAAGCCCGCCGCCTGAGATGACCTGGCAGGAGGGAGCCGCTGCCTTCGTTGTGCTTGCGGGCCTTGGTGCCGGGGCATTCCTTGTAGTGCAGCGCCCTTCTTTCTGGATTGAGTTCGGTGCGCGGATCATCAAAGCCATGATGCCGCGTATCGTGGAACATATCACCAAGCGAATGCCGCCAGAGAAAGAAAAAGAATGGCGGGACTGCATTCGACGGGGCGGTGAATGGGACCATATTAGAAAACGCTGCAAGAGGTAACTGTGATGAAAAAGTCCAAGAAGATGATGCCCATGAAGCCCGGTCGCATGAAGATGCGCATGGGTGCGCCTGTCATGAAAGCTGCCAAGGGCGGGTTCCTCGGTGGCATGGCCGAGGGCATGTCGGCTGGCTACAGCACCGGTGAGAGCGCCAAGGAGCGCAAGGAAAAGCGCGAGAAGAACCGCATGAGCAAGGAAGGCATCTACAAGAAGGGCGGCATGGTGAAGGGGATCAAGTATTGATGGCAAAGGCCCCTTGGGAAAAGCCGCGCCCTGCCAAGCTCGGAAAGCCGAAGCGCTTGAGTGTTACTCAGAAAAGTAAGGCCAAGGCTGCTGCCAAGCGGGCGGGACGGCCATATCCAAATCTCGTTGACAATATGAACGCGAGTAAACGGTGATGGCGAAGACCCCCGCATGGCAAAGAAAAGCCGGACAAAATCCGAACGGCGGATTGAACGCAAAAGGTCGGGCTGCCGCCAAGGCGCAGGGCATGAATCTAAAACCACCCCAGCCCGAAGGCGGGAAGCGCTGTGTCAGCTTCTGGCCCCCCTCAGCAGGGCAGCTGAAGATGTGGCAAAAGGCCGCAAAAGACCCGAAAAGTCGCCTGCGGAAAGCCCGCAAGGCATGGAACTGCTAACGGAGAAAGTGATGACTGACGAGATTAACGACTATAAGGCAGACGCCGAACTGACGCCCCGGAGG